CGTCGGTCTGATTGTGATAAAGGATGGACATGCCGTCATACGCCGACAGGTCCATGGTTAGTGTCTGCGCCGCGAAGCTGCTTGTGGGGCTTGCGTTCTCCCACAGCTTGCAAATAACGATCTTACTGTCTGCGTAGGCTTTGGTGACAGCATCGCCGTCGGCTTCCGGCGTCCCCAGGCCGGTGATGCGGTTGCCGCCCATGGCAAGGCTGCCGGACATGGTGTCTCCCGTCTTGCTGACGCAGGTATCGGAAACCCCCTCCACCAGGCTCAGCAGTTCCTTGCCCTGCACGATCACCGGCACATGGAACTGAAAATCATCCTTGCTCCAGTCAAACACGGGGATACCCGGATTGATCATAGCAGTGGCGTTGACACTGCTGATGGCATCGGACACTGTGACAGTGATCTGATAGGATTGGGTGTAGTCCAGATCATGCAGTACTGCCCGAAGGCGAAAAGCACCGTCCTCCACCTCCGGTGTCAGGGAAACGGGTGTCCCGCCGCCGATCTGATACTGCATCCGCAGATCGTTGCCGGTTGATCCGAACATTCCTTGGTAGAAGCTACCTTCCGCCTGCAGCACCGCATCGCCGCTGGTCGCATCGGTTCTTGCGGCGCTCAGCCGCAGGATCGGAGTAAAATACGGCAGCAGTTCCAGGTCTGCGGTTTCTTCCGCCGTATACCCCCGGCTGTCTCTGACCGCGAAATGGACGGAGTCAGCATCCACCTTTTCCAGAGTCAGCGTATCAGATAAGACCGTTTCCCCGGCGATCTTCTTCCGGATGATGCTTGCACCAAACCTGGCCTGTGCCGTCAGGGTACATTGTGCCGTAGACACATACCGGATAAACGTGTCCGGATCGCCCGTCAGTGCCACTGCCGCAGGATCGATGTCCTTTACCGATACACGCAGCACAGGTCCGCACCTGGCAGGATCCGCCCGAACCGTAAAGGAGCATTGCTGGGCTGAACCGATGGGACTACCATCCAAAAAGGTGGTGCAAGTCAAGGTGCACAGGTCCGAAGCTTTGTCCGGGATCTCATAATAAAAGTGCTCCGGAAGGGCAAAAGCCAGGCTGGACACGCGCACTTGCACCGCTTCATCTGACAAACCATCGTCCGAAAGATATCCCCGCAAACTGCCAAACTGCCAGGCCACCGTATAGGTGTAAAGGTCACTTTTCTTGCCAATGGTCACCATGCTGACACTGCCGATATCCGCATCCGTAGCTGCCACTGAGGCAGCACGGGGAATGTTTTCCAGCGCTACAGACGCGGAAATGGTGGTCTTGGTCAAGGTGGTGCCGGAGATACTGCCGGAAGCAGAGATCGTGATCGACTTCGTACCGTCATCGTTATGGGGAACCCGCACTGTATGGGTCACAGTCACCGTGTTACTGTTTTTAGAGATCTCCACATACTTGCCGCTGACAGATTTCTTATTCCCGTTGATGGTAAGGCTGCCCGCCCAATAACCGTAGGTCTTGTAGCTGTCTGTTCGGGAGTAGGACAGTGTGGCCGTTACATCAGAGTAGTTTCCCTCAATGCTCTCCACGGCAGACCAGGAGATTTTCGGCTTGACAGCCGAATTACCGGTTGTGCCGTAAAAACTTCCGCTGATTGACATCGCATCCTCCTTATCCTATGTAATAACAGGCAGTGCGGTCACTGCCGTAATCCTCAAAGCGGGCATTTTCTCCCATAATCAGATAATTGCGGACCGTCACATCCCGGGTCTGTATCCCCTGGTTGTTGGCCTGTAGCATTATCTCTGCGTTTCTGCGGACATACATGCCGGTATGATCCAGCAGGTTCTCCATGTCCGAGTCGGAACGGGAGATCAGCAGTCCCTTATCATCCAAGGTGTAGCCGGTTCCGGTCTTAACCTTACCTGTGCCGTTTTCCCGGATGGTCTCCACTTCCAGGTGCAGCTTCTCGGCTGTTTGCGTCATACTGCTGACAAAGCCGGTCACGCCCTGCACCGCTGTCTCCTGGCTCACCACCCGGCTGCGGATGCCATCCAGATCCAGATCAAGGGCAGCCAGCTTTCCCCGCGCATCTTTGTTCTCCACTTTAAGGCCGTCCACATCTGTCCTCAGATTCAGCACCTTGCCGGAAAGGGCCCGGAAGCCCAGGTTGTTTATGGCGGTGGTACTGTCCCGTCTGTGGCTGCCGGTGCACTCCAGAGTATCCCGCTGACCATCGGATGTTTTCTTCATCACCCAGGCAGTGATGCTTTTGCCGTTTGCATCCGTAATCGTGATCACATCTCCGGCAGAAATCCCCGGCGCAGCAGGGATCACCACATGGCAGGGGGTATAGGTCACATCCTGCAGCTGGGCATACAGGGTCTGCGCAACAGATAACAGTGTTTCCCCGTCCTGGGCAGCCAGCATAGGGTTGTTCTCAATGATATAGGTGTTCTTTTCCCCGGCTTCGTCGGGGTAGACCGTTCCCACATCTTCCGCATTCTGCCGCAGCTGCACCTTCTCTACGGCAGCCACCTCATAGTCTGCGTATTCCAGTTCCCCCTGATAATAAAAGGCGCTGCCTTCCCCCTCTGCGGGAGTGATGGTCATTTCATTGGAGGTATACCAGGCAAACTCCAGCGTACCGTCTGCTCTTGCCCGGCAGAATCTGCCGGTGATCTGTCCCAGCCATTGCATCAAGTGCCGTCCGGTGATATTCTCACCGGCAAAAGGCCGGATATAGAAGTCCCCATTGGGAAGCGTTCCTTCCGCAAGTGTCAGGCCGCATTGGTTGCAGACCATCCCGGCAAACTCCCCTACGGAATAGGGCCACTGGTCCAATTCCGCCAGCCACCCGGTCAGATCTTTATCCAGCCGGCTGACTCCATCGTAGGCTTTCAGGGTCAAGGTATGGGATGTGGTTCGCTCCGGCTTCTCCAAATAAAACACACCCAGCTGCTGCCGGTTGCTTTCTTCGTCCACCCGATAGAGAATGATCCTGTCCCCGGC